TCGTGATTAACGAGTAGGTGATACTGACCCATTGTATTTCTCCGTTTCTTTGATGGTGCTAATCACTTGATTAGCAATGATTCTGTGTGGGTAATCGCCCAAGTTTGCAAGCATCTGGCGTAGTAGTAAAGCACCTATCTCTGACACTTTACTTTCTACAGCAGTAGCCATCTGGTCTATCAATACATCCCACTCCTCGCGGAGATAGGCGGTCGTTGCTATTAGGTCGCAGTCCAACTCTTTGACATCATCAACTAGTTGGTTCCACGAATCTCGGTCATTCTCAATGACCAAGAGCCAGTCGTTTGCGAACTGCTCAGCGAATAAATCGCTAAGCGATTTAGTTATCATCGGCATTATCTATTCTCCTTTTCTAGTTGTTTTACTTCGTAAAAGTGTTGCTCGCAATAGGTGCTGTTCTCATACCCATTGCGTCTATACAACACGATGGTTGTTTCGCTTGAATCAGCCCAACAAACCTCGCACGAGGCAAGTGCTGGCTTGTATGGACTAGGGTGTAGTGGTTTGGGCATTACTTTTTCTCCTTCGCTAGTTGTTTCTCTGCTTCATCTATCGCTTGCTCTAGTGCGTAATACATATCTTGGAACTCGTAGTCCTCGAAGATATGAACGGCTCTTACCCACACTTTGGTGGTGAGCATGTCCTCGTCATCAACGCCATACTTTTCCAAGTCATCTTGCGTATACCAGTTGCCTGCGATTACGCTGTTAGGGTTTAACTTCTTTAGGAGTTCTATTGCTTGCGCTACTATCATTAGATTCTTCCTTCCACTCGTATTTCCTGTATCTGTAGTTTGTCAAAGACAAGACCATACTGGTCTTGCAAGATGGCAGTTGCGTTTGCTTCTGCTTGCTCCTCGTTCTCTGCGAGAACGCTGGTATGTATCGTTGCGTATTGACCAACGAATGTTATTTCGTATTGCATTTCGTTTCCCATTAGGTCGCACTTGACATTAGGAAACTCATGCTTCGCCTTACAGATAGAACACATGCCATAGTCAATTGAATCTATGGCTTCTTGCAGTGTTTTATATTTAGCGTTCATCAGTATTCACATCCTTTGCATTCGGGACGGAGGCAGTCACCGCATGTGATGACCGCCTCAGTCGTGTTGGTTTCTGTCAGTTCCAAATGCTTGGCTCTGACTTGGTTTCACGAATGGTCGTGTTCCAATGGTTATCTTCAGCAGAACTTTGTTCTGCTAAATGATTGCGCCAGTCCGTATCTCTACGCATTGCGCCAGCGAGAGCCCCGATTCCGAGGCACATTCCTGTATAACACAGGAAAAGAATTGATAGGATTAAGTCGTTATTCATTAGGCAACACTTCCTTTCAGGGTTAGGTAAGCCTTTGGCTCTACCTTGGATATCTCGCTGGCTACCAGCGCGAAGTTTGGATAAGCCTTGAATGCTGATAGAATCTGCTCTATCTTCTTCGAAGACCTAGCGGTTGGTGTAGTGATACGAACTTTGGCAAACACACGCTTGTCATCTGCCTTTGCTACATGGACAACGCCGTTCTTCACGACTGCTGTCAGTGTCTTGGTTTCAACTGTTCTCATTGTCTAGCCTTTCTGCCTCTCGGAGTTTCCGTTTCGGCGACATTTATCTAAGCAAATCTTTGATTTGCTATTCAATGAAAAGAAATGCATGCGCCTGCGAGCTATCAATAACCCATCTGCGACCTGCGTATAGCCCATCCGTCATGTGCCTATTACACATGTCGCGTGTGCCTGTATCGTGTGTGGCATGTGCCATGTCATGTGGTTCATGTGTTGCGTCATGTGTAATCATGTGAAGACACGCCGTGATTACGCTCAGTCAGACGGCTGGATTTGACATGAGGGGCAGGCTTAGTGTAAAATTCTCCTCGTCGCTGAATGGTTCAGCAGACAGAGAGGCAGTTATGAAAGAAACATTTTGGGACTCTCACGACCTACTCGTGAATGTGTCAGATGAGATTCAAGCGGTTAAACAAGCGTATGGAATTCCCCACCTCGACCATGTGCCCGATTTCGAACTTACGCCATCGCGTATGGCTGGACACGGGGACTTGGTTAAGTTGAAGAATGGCAGTGTTGGAATTGTGCTGGATGTCGCGGATGAATACGGGCAGACAGTGCTCGCGATAGTGGTTAATAGCGGGCGCATAATCACTAAGCGGGTTAGGTAGATAGTCAGCGGACACCACCGCTCCATTACCACACAATGGGGCGGTTTGTCAAGTTGAGCGTAAAATTTCGTGGGGCAGGGGGCGACCTCTGCCCCTTTTTTTGTGCTCGCGCCCTACGCTACCCCACCCTTTTTAACTCACACCCCCCCCTATCCCCCCACTATCAACCAAAATATTTTCACCAGAAAACCAGCTCTGACCAGCACTTTTGTTATACCAAGAAAAAAAGTTTGATTTACCCCTTGAAACACGCCGAAGCTCTAGCCCCCTATATAAGTGTAACGGCTGAGTTCCACGAAGCCGTAAAAGGCAGGCTTTCTGCCTGCCTAATGAAACCCTTAAGCTTTGGTGGGGATACCTCTGTCTATCCCCCTGTAGACCCCTACAGGTACAGGAGATGACTTGGAAAGAAATTTAACCCCCGAAGAAGCCAGGAAAGAACTAATAGACCAGGTCCGCCAAGGGCGGACTATTACCGATGCATTAAAGGTTATTGGTCGTTCTCGTTCTTGGTATGACACTCAACGGCGAGAAGCCGAAGGCTTCTCTGCTTATATAGATAATGCTCGGTTAAGAACCTCTGACCTGGCAGATGAAGCTCGCTCTGGTCTAAACGACTTCGCGAGCTTTTCTGAGAAATACCTGGGAGCTAAAGTCTGGGACCACATGCTTAACGTGGTCGATATGTTGGAAGGTAAGGAACCTCGCTGGATACACCAAGCGATGACTTACGAAAAAGGGTCGGCGGGTTTGTCCCGCCTCTTGGTAAATGTTCCTCCAAACCATGCCAAGACCATGACCATCACAATTAACTACGTTACCTACCGCGTAGTTAAAAATCCCAACATCAATGTGATTGTTATTTCTAAAACCCAAGAGCAGGCAAAGAAGTTTCTTTATGCTATCAAGCAACGCCTGACTCATCCTCGGTATGCAGACCTACAAGCAGCCTTTGGTCCTACCGATGGGTATAAAGCTACCGCCGATATGTGGTCAGCTAACAAGATTTATCTGGGTGCGGATGTCCGCGAATCAGATGCTAAAGACCCTACCGTAGAAGCTATTGGTATGGGCGGTCAAGTATACGGAGCACGTGCTGACTTAATCGTACTTGACGACGTTGTTACGTTATCCAACTCAGCAGAGTGGGCGAAACAACAGGAGTGGATTCGCCAAGAAGTTGCCAGCCGTCTTCCACCAGGTGGAGGGCAGCTTCTTGTCGTCGGTACTCGCGTTTCGGCAGTTGACCTCTATAAAGAACTACGAAACCCACAACATTACACGGACGGAATCGTACCGTGGTCATACTTGTCCATGCCTGCCGTATTAGAATACGCAGACGACCCGAAGGATTGGAAAACCCTTTGGGCTAAATCAGAGCAACCTCTTATCGAAGATGATATCCCAGATGAGAATGGAAACTTTGACCGATGGACAGGACCGCGTCTAACCGCGGTCCGTAATGAGGCTGGTCCATCCAAATGGTCTTTGGTTTACCAGAACCTCGATATAGCAGAGAATGCAATCTTCGACCCGATGTGCGTTAGAGGCGCAGTCAACGGAATGAGAAAATCGGGTGCGCTGGTTGCAGGCGCTGCTGGTCATCCAGATTCACCGCAGAACTTCTACCGAGTTATCGGTATTGACCCTGCTATGTCTGGTGATACCGCAGCAGTAGCTTATGCAGTCGACCGCAGAACACAAAAGCGCTATGTCATGGACGTTTACGTCATGAGCAGCCCCACACCTGCAGCGATTCGCTCTCTAATTCGAGAATGGACGGATGCTTACAAGCCTCATACTGTCATCGTTGAATCCAACGCATTTCAGCTTTTCCTAACCCAAGACGAGGAAATTAGAAACTTCCTCGCAACTCGCGGTATTGCATACCGCCCACACTACACAGGTAATAATAAACAAGACCCAGAGTTTGGTGTAGCTTCTCTGGCTCCGTTATTCGGAACCGTTACTAAACGTGATGGCAACAATAACAACTTAAAGCATGCTGCCGATAATATGATTGAGTTACCAGACTCTTCACGAAACGAACATGTAAAGAAACTAATAGAGCAATTGGTTGTTTGGCAACCAGGGGTTCAAGGTAAGAAACTTAAGATGGACGCTGTAATGGCGCTCTGGTTCTGTGAGATTGTAGCCCGTGATGTTTTGTTAACATCTTCAGGTATACCAAATTTCTTGAAGAATGAATTTACCCCACAAAAAGCAATAGAGGACAGATACATAATTAACTTAGATGATTTAGCTGCCTCCCAGCGAATAGCGAGATTGTAATAATGAGAGAACTTGTACAAGCATACGAGCAAATAAAGACTCGTAATTCCGAGCGCGATAAACGCATGCGCGAGGTTGCATTGGTCCGTTCTGGAAATGCCGACCAAGTATTTAGAGGATTGTTTCCTGAAGGAAACTGGTCCAAGCCTATCATTGCCAACCTCATTGATGTTGTTGCTCGTGATGTTTCTGAACAGGCAGGTGTGCTACCTACCATAACAGCTGCTGGAGATTCATCTCTTGATGATAACCAGCGTACCAAATCTGATAAAAGAACTAAGATTGCTAACTACTATGTAGCAGCATCCAAACTTGGTATAGAGCTTCTGCGTGGCGCAGACCAGTTAGGAACTTACGGATTCTGCATACTTAGAGTAGAACCTAACTTCAAAGAAAAAAGACCACACATCCATGTCGAGAATTCCATGGGTGCATATTATGACGTAGATAGATTCGGAGAAGTATCTGTTTATTGTCGTGCTTACTATCGCAAAGCTGGTGACTTAGCAGCTAAGTTTCCAGAAGTAGCAGATAAGATTTTAATTAGCAGTGCATTTGGTAATCGTGCAGATTCAAACCAACTTATCGAAGTAGTTAGATGGACTGATAAGAAACGCACTGTAATGTTTATTCCAGAACGCGGAGGTCTTGTACTTGCCGAAACACCAAACAAAATCGGTAGAGTCCCGATT